AGTTTCTACTAAATTTCCACATACGGGGCAATGCACATGTTCCCATCCGTCAATCATTATTATATTCTTTTTTATAGTCGTCATGGTAATATTCCTCTCCATCATCTGGCTTAAACATAGTTGTTATTCTCGCTTTTCCTGAGGCATTTCTTTTTCCAATCGCAATTGTCCCCGTTTCTCGATTAAATCGAACTCTTCTTTCTCCAGTATCATAACCTATAATATTTTTAGAGACAACAGAAGATAATAAATTTCTAGCCAATTGTTGATATTCTTCAGGGCTTTCCGCTCCGAACTCTTTCCCATGACTTTTGAAATGTCCATTTAAAGATTTCTCAGTAGGAAACTTGGACTTTGTCCATCTGATGCGGTCTTTTAGTTCCTTGTATCCCTCAACATCATTATACTTCAAATCATAGAAGCCTGCAAATGTTTTGGGCATATTTTGAGGGCCTAAAACCTGCCTATAAGCTATGAACTGCTCCTTGGTTCTGAGGACTCTGTCCTTTTCCAATCGTTCAGCTTGTAGCTTGTCTTTGATAGCAGTCTGGCCATACTTATCAAGCTGTTGCTTTCGCCATTCTTTGAAGGTCTGACCGCTCTCTACCTCATAGCCTTTTCCTGTTTCAATATCTCTTGCATAGCGTTTCCCACCTTTTTCTAAGGCAGGAACCGTCGTACATCGACAGTGAGGGTGCATAGTAGGATAATTCACACCCTTTTCTGCATCCTTAACAAGAAATACCTTACCATCCAACTCACCACAAATAGGGCATGTGTGAACCTCTAAGGTCGCTAGATACCTGTACTTCTTGATATTGTCGTCTTGGTATTCATCTAATGTTGCCTGAGCCTGAATACCGTTCGTTTCCGTCTGCAAAACAGTAACCGCACGATTACGAGCACGTTCGAACTCAATTGCTAGAAGTTTACTGGACTGGTCTACGGGATAACCTCGGTTTAAATCATTGGTTACAAGCGACTCTACTCTACTAACCAGTTCGTCCATATTGCTACCCCAAACACGCTCAGAGAACCGCTTGCCTTTGAAGTTTTCGTTGATCGCCTTTTGAAGATACTCTTCTTCTAGACGCTCAGGCCTGAAATTCGGTTCTCTTTTGGTCTGTTTATGGTAGTTGTAAGCACGATTTAAGTAAGTTTCTTGGTAGGTTTGTTTGAGATGTGTTTCTATTCGCTTGTTGATTTTACCAGTCATTTCAGCGATATCCATCTCAACACCAGCAAACAAGGCATCTGCATTTGTTTTGACCTTTATTGACCTTGACCACTCTGTTAATTCAGGGTGTTTCTTAACAAAACCTGCAATCTCTTGCTTGGTTTTCAATTGGTCAGTCTTGGTCAGGGATAACAGATAAAATGGTAATGAGTCACTACGATTTTTAGATACCCTCTCGAACGACTCTAAACGACTTGCAATGCGTTTTAGTGTTCTGCGGTATAAATTATCGATGTAGTCTATTATCTCGCTGAGGTCGTCAATCTGAGCCAGCTCATACAGCAATCTGTCTTTCTCTTCTCGGTTGAGGTCGTCAAGGGATTCGATAAAGGCAATTTTCTCTTCTTTATTCAGTTTCCGACTCATGCTCTACCTCTTCCATGTCGTAGAGTTTTTCAGGGCGTCCATCTTTGTCAGCTTTCTGCAAGCGTAGTTCATCCTGCCAATCTTCTACAATTGGATTCGATTTAGCTACGTTCTCTCTTGATGTGATAGTTGCAAGAGTAGAAACTACTTGAGCCATTTCTGTATCGTTATTGATTGAGTTCCGTGTCCATGTTTGCTTGATTTTGAGTTTGTCGGATAACCCTAGATGTTTCAAGATCATCTTAACAAGTGTGGCATATCCACTTCTGAACTGAGTTTCCATGTTTCCAGCTTTTAACTCTAAAAGAGAGTAAAGGAACTTCAAAGCAACGCCTGAACTGTTCCCTAGTTTATCTGTTTCAGGGTTAACCCCTTGGCCACTAATAAAGATTTGTTTCTTAGTCCGCTCTAAAATCAGATTTCTGGCTTCGGTTGGGATATCAATCGCAATAGTTGTTACTCCTGACTGGTCTCCCATACCGTCGTTATCCATCTTAATCATCTTGTAGCGTTTCAAATCTTTAAGAAACTCTTGCTTGTCCTGCCCACCGTAGTTAGTAAGGACAAAGATAACCTCTTGAACATCGTCTGTATCGTTGACAAACCCACTAAAGACCTTGTCATAAACATCAACCAGGTCTTTGATTGGCTTCAAGTCATTGGTCTCAATTTCGTTATTCTTAAACGGAATAAAAGGAACAAGACCAAAATCGTGTTTAAAGCTATTGTCACTAGATCGGTCTCCATTCATAGTATCAATCAAAGAGATTGCTTGGAATGTTTCTAATTCTTCCAGTGGCTTATTTTCTTCGCGCCGATAGAAAGAGCACTCTTTGTCGTTCCAATATTCGTAAACAGTGTAATTTTTACCATCTGTTTCATCAATGCTAGAGTAAACTCGCAGTACCCCAATCAACTTTTTATCCAAAGACTTTGAGTAGATTGGTATCACTTCTTTTGAGTCCACACAAGCATATCTAAACGAGTTGTCACTAGCGTCTTTCCAAACGTGAAGCCAAGCGATACCAGCATTTCCTGCATTCACACAAAGTTGCTTGCTGATACGTTCATAATCGTCTCCTAAGACGTCTACAATCTTATCATTAACGCTTTTATCGTCCACATCAAATGTAGGTGGATAGGTCAACGCATAAGCCTTTTTCTGGTCAAGCAATAACTGGTGCCAGTTGTGACTAATACGGTTGTCAGCGTTACGAAACGCATTATCTTCTGCTTTCGCTTCGTTCTCTGCGCCTTTCTTGTCGGCAGGCTTACGCTTTCGTTTAATATCATTCTCGTTGCGATAGTATTTCTCAGCTTCAGCTGCTTGTAAGACAAACTTTCCATGTTTAACCATCTGCGACGAGATTATTTTTTTAATTACTTCTATTTCCAAACAGTCATACCTCCTGACTTGAATAATACTGTGTAGCAGAAATAACGCAGGGCATCCATAGCATGGTCAAATTGCTTGATAGGTTTGTCCTCGCCGTTTGCAGAGGCTTTCTCGTCCCAGACATAAGCGTGGAACTCTTTCAACGTATTCACACAGCTCTCATGCACTGCTATTTTCTCTTGGCCTAGCATAGACCCAACAAAACGAATGCCTTCAAGGACATTATTTCTAGCTTTTTTGATTTTATATCCTCGCTTCTTCAATTCAGCAATGAATGATGCAGCAGACGGGTCAATAATAATACGTTCGATGTTCGTATCTCCTAGCCAAGCAGTTAGATCATCAGCGTACTCAGCATTGGTCTTCTGTACGTTCTCGTCACGACCTGAGTAATAGTATTCCCTTGTCAAGTAATACTTGCCATTGATATCTTTTTCCCACAAAAGAAAAACGGTCGCATTTTGCGTACCGTAGTCGACCGAAACATATTTGCCCAGTTTGTTCATTTCTGGCAAAGTTGATACAACATGCTTATCTTTACTGAACATATCGTAGACAATACCTTCTGCCACCGTCCAAAGACCTTGTATATATCGTTGGTAGAAAACACCTTGATATTGACTTCTATAACGCTTCTTGATGTTCTCTGAAAGAGAAAGGTTGTCGTCCATATCAAAATGCAGATAAAGCATATTCTTTGTTTCTGCTTTGTCTATCCAGTTAACTTTAAACCAATGATAAGGCCCGTCTGGGTTGCAGTTAAACCACCACTTGGAACCTGTCACAGAGCACCGCCCTGTGCCCTGGTTAACAAAGGACTCAGGCATAAGCGCTACTTCATCAAAAAAGATACCTGCCAGCGTTAAACCTTGAATAAGATCCTGTGAACTTTCGTCCTTACCGCCAAAGATATAGAAATCATTCGACACGTCGCCTTTTGAGATTTCTATCAAATTATCCGTCCGATGATAGACGTAGCTAAAACCTCTTGACTGTATCATAACCAACAACAGTTTTAGGACGTTACGATTGAAAGAGCCAATTGTCTTCCCACACATGGCAAAGTTCTGATGGTTGAATGATGTCATCGCCCAGATAACGAAAGCTAGACTCATAGAAACAGTCTTGCCAGAACGGATAGCGCCATCAGCAATAATGCCTTCTGACTCATGAACTGGAGAGTTCCAAAGCCACCAAGTCAGCACTTTCTTCTGCTTTTTGCTAAAAGGTTGAAATTTGAATGTATTGGTTTGCATCCTTAATCTAGCCAAGTTTCTTCAACCACCCCTTCTAGAGATTTAATAAAGCCATCGTCTTTAACGTCAACTTCTGATGTTCCTATCTGTTTTCTAAGCTTCTCGTTTCCTAGCTTGAGCGCTTCAATGCGTTCTTTCTGTTCTTTCTTATCAAGTGAGTCTTTCGCATCTGTCGTGGTTAACTTGCTGATTTGTTCAAATGCTCTAACGTTACCTTTCATAGCTTTCTGCATCATAACCATTGCAAGAGCCATTTCGTTAGTTGTGTCAAATCCCATATCCTCAAGTTGCTTCTTAACACTTGGACTTGCTACATCTGCTTGCAGAATCGTTTCAAAAGCCTTTTTTAAGTTTGCTTTTTTTCTTCTAGCTTTACCAGAGGCCACTCCTGCTTTTTTTGCATTTTCTCGGCGTTCGCTCGGAGTTCGTTCTGAATTTTTTATCAAATTTTGCTCATTAGCCATCGCCTCACTTCCTTATCAAAAAAATAAATTTAACTTACTTTTTCAGCGGTAAGTCCTGTCTCTTCTTCCCAACGTTTAATCGTCCGCTCTACATACACAGTATCTAGTTCCATTGCATAGCAAACTCTTTCAGAACGTTCACACACCATTAATGTGGAACCTCCGCCGTTAAAGCTATCTAGTATCTTGTCGCCTTTTTTACTGGAGTTCAAAACACATCTAGCAATCAACTTCAAAGGCTTCATAGTCGGATGGATATCGTTTCTAACAGGTTTATCCTCGTAAAAGACAGTCGTCGGAGATGTATCCTGCATGGTCTTGATGTAAGAAATCAATTCGCTTTTTGTCATTTCTTTTAGATTTTCTTCATCTTCTTCAATGACAGTAGCTAGTGAGCGATTGTCCACAAAATAGTGACTCGCTCCGTCTTTCCAACCGTATAGGCAGGGTTCATGCTTCCATTGATAGTCCTGACGACCTAACACAATAGCATTCTTGACCCAGATAATGGACTGTTTCAGTAGCCAACCTGTCTCTTTTACTGCGGCTCTAAAATTTAAACCTTCCGAATCTGCATGCCAGATATAGAACGCTCCCCCTGGTTTTAAGTGGTTGTTTGCAACCGCAAATGCATCTCTTAGGAATTGTCTGAAACTAACATCATCCATGCTATCGTTCATGATTGTCATAGCTTCATCAGTTCCTCCTTGATAGGCCACGTTATATGGTGGGTCTGTAACATATAGATCTATCACGGCGCCATCAATTAACTGTGCCATATCCTCAGCAGATGTGCTGTCACCACACATTAAGCGGTGTCGTCCTAGCTGAAAAATATCTCCATATTCTACTTTCGGCTTCTCTTCGGAATCGATATCGACTTCTTCTCCCGTCTCTTTTTCATCTTCTTCAAAATCATCTAAAGAAAAGTCAATATCTTCGAACCCAAAAAGCGTCATATCAAAACCGTCAAGCTCATCTAATTCGCCATAAAGTAACTCAACGTTCCATTCGGCAAGCTCTCCTGTCTTATTATCAGCAAGTCTAAATGCCTTAATCTGTTCCTCTGTTAAATCATCTGCAATAAGAACTGGTACAGTTTTTAGCTTTAAAAACTTCGCTGCCTTAAACCTTGTATGTCCGTTTACGATTTCTCCATCAATCGTTGCGACAATCGGAACCTTAAAACCGAATTCCTTTATAGAATTGGCCACTGCTTCAACTGCTTGTTAATTGTTCCTAGGGTTGTTTTCGTAAGGTCTTAGCCATTCAATCGGCTTGTCAACAATCTTCACTGTTCCCCTCCTCCAAAAACCAAAAAACACACATCCAAAAGATATGCGTTTCTCGGGTTATATAGTCCTTTAGACTCTGCTTTTTACAGCCAATTCTGTAAAAATTGGAACGACAGGACTCGAACCTGCCTACGTTTCAGACCCTTTATAGTCATATCGCTCCACCAACTGAGCTACGTTCCAACTGCAAGGCGACTACTACCTTGCGTGTTAATTAGTAATTAATTTGAAAGTTTTCCTTTTTTTATTTTTTTGTAGTCTTTACAACCTCTGAGGGAATCAAACCCTCTAGCTTATAACTTACCTAGGATATAAGTAGCTACGCATCCATGCGAGGTTCGGTCGCTCCTGCAACCATTTTTAAGTTAATGAGTGATATATGAATGCTAAGCCTACTGCCTACCCCATTCTGGGACACAAACACTCAAACGGCGATGCCCGGAATCGAACCGAAGGAAACATAGGAGAGAAACCACTTACCTGTCACCGCCAAAACGAGGCCGAAACCTCGGAAAAATATAATAAAAATAAAGGAGACGTCAATGAACGAAATAGAGGGAGGGACTCGAACCCTCAACGCCTTTACGACACCCTGATTTCAGGTACCTCTCTTTTCAATTCTTGACACTACCATTCTATCAGAATTACAAAACTGTGCTAACAAGTATCATTTTTTCCCGTACGGTTTTGTAAAGTTCAATTTAGTTCCATTCTCTCCAAAACCTCATTCAGTTCAGAGATAGCCATATTCCGCCAAGTGTAGAAAGTTGTTCTGCTGATTTCCATTTTGTCACAAATATCATCAACATACATCTTATTGATGTAGGTTTTTCTCAAAATAGTTCTATGTTTTGGATTTTTAAGCCTGTTGATCATTCTACCTAATTCAAGCTTTCTGTTGATAACCTCTTTAGTATCCTGCTCTATAGCCTCTTTCATCACTACCAACTGAGTATAGACATCATCAACTTTTCTAGTCTGTCCACCTT